CTTTACTCATTTTACACTTCCCTTTCGGCATTATTTAGCCATGCACTGTTCTTACTTTTTAAAAAATTTACGTAGAAATCGAAGACTTTAGCATTGGTAGGTTCCATTCTCCACTCTGGTCTACCCGCGTGCCTTAGTCTTTTTTGGCTCATTCCTTCAGAATACAAGCCTATAGGATTAAACAACGAACCTGTTTTGTTTCGTCGCACCCAGTAGTTAGTTCTTTTTCCTTTTATGATTTTTACCGCGTAAGCGTCAGGATGCGAAAAAATATCTTCCTCACAAGCCAGTAGGGGATACCCTTTAACGTCTAACACGTCATGCTTTCCCATAAAAGTATAGACGGCTACCTCTCGATAGCTGCTATCTTCTTCTTTATCATTTTTGATCTTAAAGTCTGCCATTATTTACCCTTTTTCTTTGTTTTGTTAATCAAATTTCCATCTTCTTTTGCTCTAGACATGCCTTGAGGTAATTCTTTCATCCCGCTATTAGGGTTCTTTTTGGTTTTAAAATCTGCCGTTTTCTCTTCAATGTGATCAGACGACATTTTCTTCGTTTGCTTGTCTGCATATTCTCCAATAGTGGTACATTCATGCAACCCCTTAATGTAATTAACTACTACATTATCTTTGGAATAATTTCTAGAAACTTTCGATTTTGAATGACACATTACACATTTTACTTTTTTAATCTCTTCGTCATATTCTGCGATAGAGAATTTTTTAGAAAACATTGTCTCGCACCTCTCGCACCGAAAACTATACTCTGGCATTTTGTCTTTCCTTTCGGTGTTTTTTACACCCTTTTATTGTTTGTTAATAAATATATTTTAAACGACCACTTTAAATTATTTAGACAGCACCCAACAGACTCTCATCGCCCCAAACCCCAAGCACAAGTTGCGTTTTGTTGCATGGTAATGATATGCCGAGTTCCTCTATCATCTTTTCGCTTTCCTCGTAGTTAAATCGTCTATCACGGACAACCTCAACGCCATACTGAGGCTGTGCAAAGTCAAAGTCTGGAAAAACATCCGTAGGTATGTATAATTTCTGCAACTCATCGAAGCTAACATCATACATGTGGTATATCAGCTTCTTTGTTATCGTTAAGATGGCTTCTTCATCGTAAACCATAATGTTATTGTCAACACACTGTTTGATTCTGCCGTATAACTCGTAATCTTTCATTCTTTCCTTTCCTTTCCTATTTTTCTTCACCTGTTAAAAAGTGCCTATCAACGCTCAAGCATTTTTGGCAGTAAACTTTAGAGGTTCTGATTTCTACGCCATCATTTGATAGCTTCAACCTGAACCCCTCTTTGTTTTTTCTATACCTTCCTTCAATCTCAACATCTGGAATAATCACGGTGACTTTATCACCGTTATTTAACATTCGGTGGCAATTGTCGCACCGTCTATGAAGAAACATACAGCCTCCATTCGCTTGGTATATTTTTAGAAGCAAGTTGCTTTGAAAAAAAGTAAACTAAATCTGGCTTTTTGGGGGTAGACATTAATTTCATATTTGCTTCTTTAGGTGTCCTGTCTCTCTTTTTGGCATTACATCTCGAACAAGATATAACGGTATTCTCCCAAGTATGACTTTCTTTTTTAGATTTAAATCTGCTCTTGGGGATAATGTGATCAATAGTCGCAGACCTGTTGTCTAATTTTACTTTGCAGTATTGACAGCAATGATTATCTCTGATCAAAAGATTCTTTTTTTTGATTCGAATCTTTCTTCTTTTTTTTACAAACCTGCCCGATACGGCAACGGCAGGAACCTGAATCCAGTCGTCATCCCCTCCAGAAGATTTGATAAAGTCGTCGTCATACCATTCTATGACCCTAATTCCTTCTCCGATTATCTCTTTTCCTATTATCCCAAGACAAACAGCCCTCTTCCAGCTTATTACAGAAAGCGGAGAGTAGTCTTGATTTAAAACTAAGCAAGGTTTGTGTTCTACAGTATTCATAAAGTCTCCAGCCAATTGTCGTACAACCAATTATAGTATGAAGAATACAAAAAGCCGCACAAAAAATGTACGGCTTTCTTAAAATTTCGGCTCGCAATGGCAAACCCCGAGGCAATGCCCTACGCTTTGTTAAAAACTATATCACCAATTTCTAAAAGTTTAGAACGAACTTCGTCATATTTTTCTTCTTCGGGAATACTTGATATAGAAGTCATTAGTAAAAACCAGTATGTTTCGATCTTCTCGATTTCTGTTAGGTCATCAATACATTCAATTTCATCATCTTCATCATCTTCGTCATCTTCGTCGACGATCTGAGGAGAAGGGGGTGATTTGAATAAATTATCTCTGACTACAGGCCAACCAATAATAACACCACCAGCAAGCATTACAAGTTGCAGAGGCGACATTTGTTTAAAAAATTCCAAAAGCTGATCCATGTTCTACCCCTAATTCGTTTTTCTTACGGTGTCGCCAATAATCCATGCTACCACGATGGTAGAAACAGCAACTAACTGTTCTGTGTCTAAGGTAACACCAAACACATCTTCAGAAACAACTGCCGCTAAACCTGCCGCTGCTACCCAAAATCTTCTTGATGTTAATAGTGACTGAACCTTGTTTTTTTCGTCCATTTTTAGTCTCCAATATTTATAAAATTAAATTACTTTTCTATTTCGTAGGTCTCTGAGCGTGTCCCACACAACCCGAATAGCTGCGACCTTTTGAATTGGACTCAGCTTAACCTTTCTAAACAAAGAAATCATCTTGATTCTACTCTTAGTGTCTGGACGAACAAAAATTCTTTTTGCCACCCTTCTACTATAATTATTTTGAATAAATTCAATAATCTCCATAATGATTTCTATGATAGCCAATACTGTGGCTGGATCAATTGTATATTTGTCCATGCCTGCGGAGAACATATTGATCGCCAACTGCGAACTAATACTTCTTATCTTCATGTCGTCCATCTTAAAATTCCTCTACTTCTTGTGTTAATAGATTTGTTTCCGGTGTAACCGTGAAGATAGTCATGCAGCCAGTACCTCTGATTTGTGGTTAGTTTATCCACAAAGGCAGAAGGAAGTGCTGCGTGTTCACCAGAAGCACCATTTTCCAGATGCCACTTAATAGTCATTCCGCGTATCCCAACTACGGGTCTGTAGTTTTGAATATTCGGAACAGAAGTTAATCCTAACTGATTTAAAACAGAGGTAGAAACATCCACGGGTGGAAGTTCAGCCTGTTTGCATTTAGGGTTATGTTTACAATCTTCTCCAGACTGCACGCACGGGCAATCTGTAACATGACCATCACCGTGAACGATATAACCTTTACCTTTGCACGGACACGGTTTTACGTTTGGCTCAGGATCAGGTTTTACGTCCTCTCTATTATACTCTGCTATAGACGACAAAGCCTTATTTTTATACTCGTCAAACAAATTTTCTTGATCTTTTTTGTATAATTTCCAAGAAAACCCGTAAAATAGCCTAGCTAATTTTTTCTTTTCTTCAGAAGTCATAGGCACTTCTTCATCTTGCTTTCCAACTACCTTTTCAATTAGCTTTGCAGCAGAAGGGGCGAAAAGCGGATATTTACCTAAAAGTTCAGAACCAAAAACATCCTTCCCAACATAATCTAAAAGATATTGTAGTTGGAGATTGGATTCTATTTTTGTGTCCTTTAGTTTTTCTGATAAAGCGTTAAACATACCGGCAACCTTAGAAGAGTCTTCTTCATTGTCGATTACACCCAATGTCTCCACTAACTTTACTATATCTTCTTGGGGCTTTTCTAGTTTTGGAACTTCTGGTGCAACACCTTCTGCGTTGTAAAAGAAAGCTACAGCTATTAGCAAAGCTGCAAGAACGATTCTTAGTCTATTGTTTTGCATTAAATCCATCCCCCTAAACCATAATCTGGAAGTTGTCTAGCCTCAAACCCGTCTACATCAGAGAACACAAAAGACCCGTTAGAGTTTAATATAGCCCTAGCGTCCTTTTCACGAATCCAGAAGCTACCTTCGGGTTGCCCGTGTCGTCTTGCTCCAGACATGTACTCTCCCCAGCTATTTTGAATTAGAAACAGCATCTCGTCATACACTTCTCTTGTGTCATCACAAGCGATCCAAGCCATTGCGTGGTTCCACCCCTTGTCTCTTTTACAGATTCCGTACCTATCTCTTGTAGATGTGAATCCAACTCCGCTACAGCAAGCCAAAGAATATCCGTTAGCAATTGCATCTCTAGCTTCTTCTACAGTAGTAACCATCGACACAGTTTTTACTTGGTGCTTTTTTGCTTCTTTTGAAAAAATGTCTTTTGGAATTTTCTTGTTAGCACCTAGCGAAGATTTGTATTCGGAAAGGTCTACCGATCCGTAGTCTTTTCTGATCAGCAAGCCTCCAGTTTCTGAAACATATTTTGCTGCACCAGAACAGGTCATTCCTTGACCTCGATTGCTTCTAGACTGGTAGATTGCTTCTACTGCACCTCTAGCTTCGAATGACTCAGCTTCACCTTTAACGTCAATCTCAACTGCTCTGGTAACATCAATAGCGTTTCTAGTAGCGTGAGCAACGCAATCACCAGTAGTCTGTGCCTCTGATGGGCCGAATTCTGGATCAAACTTTAGTAGGGATTTGAACGGCAAACTTAATTTGCCCTCTCCCGACTCTTTTAGGGAGTAAGCAGAAACTCCGAATAACGGATGCTTCAACTTTCCCATTAGTTTTGCAACCTCTTTGGGGTCACAAAACGCACCTTGCAATCCATTTGAATATGCTTTTAGCAATTCAAACGGACTTGAATATTCTTCCATATCTTTCCCCTTTTTATATTAGCGTATAATCGCCTTGATGTAAAAACTCAAGGCGATCAAAATCACGCTAACCCAAACTATAAACTCTAAATATTTTAAGAGTTTCATTACAATTTAATATCTCCAAAGTCCATTCCAGCTATATCGTTTTTACTAGCACCGATTTTATAAGCTGAAATTTCTGTTTCTTGAGGTGCAACCTGAACACTCTCGGACTTCATCCAAGGTTCAGTCCAACCCCTCAAAGGGTTTTTGCCTACGTTTTCGTAAGGAAGGCCGATGGCTTTTCTTCGAGACATACACAACCACTCAATGTACTGATGCAGTACCTGCTCATTAAGTCCGATAATAGAACCATCTTTGAACAAGTAGCTCGCCCACTCTTTTTCTTCTCTCGCTGCACTTTCAAACATTTCTATTGCTGCTTCTTCACATTGCTTCGCAGTCGAAATGAAGCCTTCGCCTTCTTCTTTGTGAAGGATTTTCAATATCTCTTGCGTATTTGCAAGATGCAACGCTTCGTCACGCTTGATCAGCTTGATTATATCTGCGTTTCCAATCATCTTTTTATTTTCTGCAAACGCAAAGCTGCATATAAAGCTAACATAAAACCTTACAGCTTCAAGGATATTAATACTGATAACTGTCATATAGATTTGTTTTTTTAGATCAGCCTTGGATGACGTTTCGGTTGACATAGCCATGCCCATCAAGTTATTATAGTCGGCGATAGCACTTTTTGCTCGCTTCATTATCTCTTTATCTTCATAAATACCATCAAACACCTCGTTACTATCGGAATAAACATTCTGAATTATGTAAGAATAAGACTGACTATGGATTTTTTCAAAGAACTGCCATGTCATTAAACATGCCTCAAGCTCAGAATTGGTTACGAATTCCAAAAGCGTAGGCACACCTCTGCAAATAACGCTATCTAGCATTGTTTGATATTTTAGATTGCTCGTGAAAATGAACTTTTCATTGTCGTTTAATGTTGCAAAATCTGCTCTATCTTTTTTAAGATCAATTTCTTCTGGTCTCCAAAACTTTTCCATTTGTTTTGAATCCAACTGTTTAAAGATAGGGTATTTTAATTTATCGTAACGCTGAACCCCTAAGTCCTTGCCCAAGAAAAGAGGTTGGGAAAGCGGGTCTACGTTTTTTGTGTTAAAAATAGTTTTCATACATATGCTCCATATTTTCTTTTAAAATTTTATTTGTACAGTTTTTGCACAGTCCGGCCTCTGACTGATTTGAATCTAGATCATCTTGCAAAATATCCCAGTCCGAAAGGTAAACGCCTCCAGACTTTATCGAATTACACCATGTATCGCCATAACCCCAAATATGAATTTTTTTACTAGGTTTGGTTTTATGTATTAAAAATTTAGGCTTTATTTTTAAATCTTTAATAAGTTTTAGTTGTGCCTTGTTGCTGACCTTAATAAAATCATGTTTATCAGTTTTCATTTTTCTTCCTGCATTCAGGACATTTAATTGACTTGTTACTTTCGTACTCGTCCGTTACCTTGCCGCAATCAGGACAATGCCACCAAGCTACCATCCTATTCGTCCTCCGTTTTTTTATCGCTTTATAATCCCAGACATTAGATTTTAGTATTCGTTGTAATCACGATCATAATCATAATAATATTCATCATCTTCCTGTTCTTCCTCTTCTTCTTCTTCTTCTGTAGATTTGACAGTAATTTTTACTAATTCCATGTCTTTAATGATAGACAAGCTAGACGAATTTTCATAATCTGGTACAATCACATCTAAATCGTAGCGGTCTCCTACCGTTAATTTTTCAAATGAGACCTGATTACCAAGCATATCGTAAACAACAACGCTTCTTTGCGAAACATGGCTATCAAGTTTCTTGTACGATAAAACACATATATTTTCACAAAGTGTGCGTGCGAATTCTAGCGTGTAAAAATATTCACCATCCTCTGATAAATAATCCACGCTTACTTCGACTTTCTGGTTCTTAATACAAACATCGTCATACAACTCTAGGGAAGTCGGAAAATCAAAAAGCCCGTGAAAATTAATATGACGGTACACATTCACGTTAAGAATTTTAGGATCAGTAAAAGTTTTCGTTGCTACGCTCGGCAACACGGCATTTACGGCAGATATTGGAGCCATCGCCCCAGCCCACAAAGACCCCATCCACTTGCTAAAATCTCTTCTGCTTAAATTATTCATATCGCACACGCTCCTGACTCGCACCCCATGTCTTGTTGTTCTTCTTCTGTGTCGCCATCTCCGTCTGGAGTATTTGCATAATAGAAATTCTTTAATCCATATTTATAACCGTAAATTTGATCTCGAATTAACACGCTAAGAGGAATGTTACCTTCAGTTTCACCCTCTGCAACATGGTGTTCGTAGTTATAATACAAGTTAGTAGACATACTCATATCAGTAAACTTTTGTATTACAGCCGCAGTATCCATCAAAATCTTATTGTCTGAAATATCCCAAGCCATAGTATAATATTTCTTCCTAGTCTTATAGTTAGGAACAATCACCTTTAACATTCCATTTTTAGCCTTTTTGTAAGTTAGGTGACTTCTGATTGGCTCTATTCCGTTAGTTGTATTCTGTACTACGCTCGAAGATTCACAAGGCATCATCGCGGAAAGGGTAGAGTGTCTCATTCCTACTTCACTAATTCTTTTTCGCAAGCTCTCCCAGTCCATATTATACTCTGGTTTTACTAACTCGTCTACAGTTTTCTTATACCAGTCAATCGGAAGCAGACCGTCAGCATATTTTGTTTCAGAAAATTTAGGACAAGCACCTTTCTCTTCTGCTAGATCGCAAGACGTACTAATGAGGTAGTATTGAATCTGCTCCATCGTTTCGTGAACTAACTCTAGTGCTTCGGGATCACCGTAAGCCAGCTTGTGCTTTGCTAAAAATGCTGCTAGATTTGTTATTCCGACACCTAGAGACCTTCTATTTTTTGTAAAACTTTCTCCAGCAACTACAGGATAATCTTGATAGTCAATGATGGAGTCTAACGATCTTACTGCAATATCACAAGCCTTTTCAATATCTCTCTCGCTTGAACATTCTAAAAGATTAATCGCTGACAAAATGCAAATACCAATCTCTGCGTCTTTGTCATCAATTGATGAGATAGGCTTT